CTGCTGCCCCGCGCCCATTCGTTGATGCACTCATCCACCAGGGCCTTGGCCGCCTGCAGGCGCTCATCGAACGTCATGTTCTCGGCCGTGGCGATCTGCAGCTTGAAGGCCCCGTCGTAGGTGTGCAGCGTGATGTTGCCCTTGGTGCCGCCACGCTTCACGCCGTACTGCTCGGCGCTCAGTTCGGCGAACGCGGCCACGTCGCCGAACATCTTGGACTTGCCCGCAACCAGGCGCGCGTTCAGGTCTTTGGCAAGAGCCGTCAGCTCGCGCACCAGGCGGTCGCGCTCTTGGTCGATGGGCTTGACCAGTTCGATGGGTACAAGATGGCCCTGCGCGTTGCGCATGTAGCCATCGGGGACTGCGGATTGATCCATGGGGTACTCCTGTCAGTGAACGTGTGCCGCGCCCTGGGCGGCGGTGTGGGGGGCGATGGTTTCGGCGGCATCGCGCAGGGCGTGCGCGGCTTTGGCCGTGCAGCACGGGTGTGCGATGGCGACGGCCGCGTAGGCGAGCAGCAGCCCGTCCAGCGCGATGCCGTGCGACGGCTGGGCGGCGGCGATTTCGGTCAACCGCTCGGCCAGGGACATGGCGGCGGCACTCTTTTCTTTCGGGGTCATGGCTGGCCTTTCTTGATTTGCTGCATGCGCTCGCGCAGGTGCGCGGGGATGGGTGCGGCGTTGCGTTTGCTCTGGTCGATTGCAGCCAGGGCCGGGTCTTTGCCGCCGTACACAACGTCCAGCGCGGCGCCGATCTCCAGCGCCTGGCCGCGCACTTGCACGGTGTCGCGGCGCGGGCGCAGGCGGGCGTCTTCCTCGCGCTTGGCTTCCTGGGCGGCTTCGTGCTTGTCGGCCATACCCGCCAGGACGGCGTAGAGGTAGCCGTGGCCTTTCATGGGCAGCTCCAGGCGCTGCGCGTCGCGCGCGGCGAGCATCTGGTCGATGGCCTGTGCCCAGGCGTCCAGTGGCGCGGTCCAGTCTCGGCCTTTGTGCGTGATGGCCTTGCGCTCCAGGTCAGGCAGCAACTGCATGAGCAGTTTGAGCTTCTTGGCGCTGGTCAGGCGCTGCTTCGGTGGCGTGAACAGGGCGATGTACTTGAGCACGCGAGTGCCCAGTGGGATGCTGACGCTGGCAAGGCGCGCAAAGGCACGGCGCTCCTCTTCACAGGCGAAAGCCACCGTCAAGTCAAACTCAGCGCCGCAGGCGGGGCAGGTGATGTCGTTCACAGTGCGCCCCTCCACATGATGGACACGACAACGCCAATGGCGATGGCGCAGAACCAGAGGGCGACGGCCAGCGTCACGCGCAGGCGCTGGGTGCGCGTGGGCATCTGCTGCAGCGTTCCGGGGGCGAAGTGGTGGCGCGGGGCTTTCATGCACCACCTCGCAGGCAGATGGCCGACACGCTGACTGCGCCGGGGAAGTTGGACAAGACCGTGCGCACCGCGGCGCAGGCCGTGGCGAACAGGCCTGTGCAGCGGCCGCTGCTGCCGTCTGACATGGTGATACGGATGCGGAAGATGAACATGGCCTACACCCCCTGCGGCATGACATCCGGCTGCGCCACGCGCACCACGTCGCGGTCGATGCGCGGGGCACCGAGGGAGGCGGCGGTGTTCAGGCACAGCGTCATCCAGTTGTTGACGTTGAGCGGGTACAGCATGGACAGCGGGGCGGTGTTCTGCCCGCGCTGCACCGTCAGGCGCGTGCGCAGCTCGTCGATGCCCTCGGGCGTGATGAATTCATCCAGCGCCCGACCTGCCGCCTTTGCGCGGTGCTGCAGGTAAGCGCCCAGGTGCGCGCCCAGGGGATTGAGCCGCACGATGCTGGTGCGCTGCATGCTCTCGCGCACGTCATGGCGCGTCAGCTTCTTCTCCAGCTCGGGGTGGCCCATGAGCAGCACGCCCAGCATGTAGCGGCGGCCCAGGCGCATTTCTTCGTTCAGGCGCTTGAGCTGGTTCAGCGTGGTGGTGGGGGTGGCGTGCGCCTCTTCGATGATGAGCAGGTGGCGGCGCTCCTGCTTCGTGCTTTCCTCCAGCAGCTCGCGCACGAACTGGCTGCGGCGCTGCGCGTTCTGCGGCACGCGGGCCTTCTTGTCCAGGGCGTAGGCGATGGCGATGTACAGATCGGCGGTGCGCAGGGGTGTCCCCCGGCTCTCGCTGTCTTCCATGGCCGCCACGCTGGGGCGGATGCACACCACGGGCAGGTGCTCGCGCACGATCTTCTCGCGCATGGCGTCGAGCATCGTCGTCTTGCCCGCGCCGCTTTGGCCGACCACGGCCACCACGCCGCCGCCGATGGCGGCCTGCCAGGCGGCCTGGTGGATGTAGCCGATCTCGCCGCTGGTGAACATATCGGCGTCCTGCAGGACTTCGCCATGGAAGGGGTTTCGCAGGCGCAGATTGAACTGCTCCACCGCGGGGGGGGTCAGGATGGGCTCAGGGATTAACATTGGTTCCTCCTTTGGGGTTTCGGTTGGTTGCTGGGCTTCAAGGGCGACCTCGCCGGGGTGCAACTCGGCGGGGTCAACTTGTTTCAGGTCCTGGGCAGGCACGCCGCGTGCCTTGAGCCAGTCCAGGGCGCGGCGGCGCACGTCGCCAGGGCGGCGCGCGGGCAGCAGGCCGTGCTTGACCAGGCGGCAGGTGGCGGCGCTGGACAGGCCCATGGCGCGGGCGAACTCGGCCTGGGTGATTTCGTGCTGCTGCAGCACCGGGGCCAGGGGCGGCATGCAGGGGACGGACACGGCGGCGGGCATCACAGGTCACTCCCGACGACCCGCAGGCCCATGGGCTGGCCGCTGGGCGCGGCGCTGGCCTGCAGCGCCTGGCGGCGGCCATCAATCAGGCGCTGTACAACGTCCCGTGGCACGCCGTCGCTGTAGCGCTCTGACAGCCACGCATAGGTGCCGGTGTCGTAGTCGCTGCCCAGTTCCTGGCGCATGAGCTGGCAGGCGGCGGCGATGGATATGCGCTCGGGCTCCACGCTGGTGGCGGCCACCTCATGCGGCATGCCGGGGCGCTGCAGGAAGTGCGGCAGGCTGGCGGCCTTGGCCTTGAGGTCGGCGAAAGGGTCGAACTGGCCCTGGTAGGGCGTGGCGCCTGCCTTTTCTGCCGCCTGGGCCTGGGTGGCGGTGGCGGGCGTGCCGCCCTGGGCATACGCCTGGGCACGGATGCGCGCGCGGCGCTCGTCGGCGGGCGTGGCGGGCATGGCCTTGTATTCGTCCTTGCCCAGCACGGGTGCGCTGGCGTCGTAGCCCGCAAAGCCCTCTTGCACGGGGCGCACGTCGTGCCAAATGATTTCGCCGGTGTCGCGGTCGGTAACGCCCACGCGCACGGCGGGCGCTGCCAGCGGGTTGACGCACACAAGTACCTTGTCGCGCGGGCTCACACCGGGCACGTAGCGCACGTTGTAGGGCGTGCCTTCGTAGCTGACCTGCATGTCGGTGCTGACGGTGCGGGTTTCGCTCAGGCTGCTGGGCAGCTCGCGCATGATTTCCATGGGCGGGGCCAGGCGCAGGTGTTCGCTGGCGATGGTGCTCCAGAGGGCGTAGCGCGTCATGCCGTGGCGGCCGTGGCGCTTGGTGCCGTTGAAGGCGTGCATCCAGGTCTCGGCCAGGGCGTTGAGGATGGGCACGCTCAGGCTGGCGCGGTCGATGTAGCGCAGGCGGCTCTCCAGCCCGCGCTCGACGATGTTCTGCGCGACCTCGACGCTGCCCGTGGCGCGGCTGTTACCTGGGGCGTGCCACTGCTGGCGAATGCCCATGGCGCTGCAAAAGCTGCGCACGGGGCCGCTCTTGAACATGCCGCCCTGGTCGCTGTAGAGCATGTACGGCACGCCGTGGAAGGGCGCGGGCGCGCCCTTTGCGTCGTGGCGCTGGGTCATGACCCACATCAGGAAGTCCAGCAAGTTGGCGGTGGTTTCGCCGCCCACGTAGAAGCGCACGGCGATGCAGCCGCTGGCGTGCTCCACCGCCACGAAGCGGGTGAGCAGCTTGTCGAGCACGGGCACCAGGTTGTGCGGCTTGTTTTTGTAGTGGACACCGCCCTCGTTGATCAAGCGCAGTTCACCGCTGGGGGCGCGGTAGAGCACGCACACCGATGCATCGGCCGCCAGCACGGCATTGACGTGTTCGGTGCGCATGCGCACGTGGGCCGACGGCGTTGTGAGGCTGTCCAGGTCCAGCCCATGTTGGCGCAGCAGCCGGGCGACGTGGCTGGCGGACAGGCGGGCGCTGATGGTGCCCGCCTGGTAGAGCATGTCGATGGTTTCCTCCAGCGGGATCATGCGCTTGCCGTTGCGCATGTCCTTCCAGCGCGCGCCAGCGATGGCTTCCATGTCGGCATCCGAGATGGCGCTTTCTCCCGCGTCGGCGCGCTTCTTGCGCGGCGCGGCCAGGCCCAGGCTGCGCGCCGTCTTGGCCACCAGGGCGTGGGTGCGCCCGGGTGACAGGTTGAGCACACGGGCAGCGCGGTTGACGATGGCGCCGCACTCGCCATGCGCGGCGGCGGCGCATTCGTGCGCGGCGGCGATCAGGGTTTCCATGCGTAGCGTCTCCATGGTGTTGCAGGGTCGGCGGGCATCAACGGGTAGGTCGGTGCGCGGCCTTGTCCTCGGCGGCGTTCTTGGCGGCAAGCGCTGCCAGCGCGGCTTCGTCCTCGGCGGTCCAGGGCGGGTCGATGCGCTCGTCCAGGTCGATGGCGATGTCGAATTCGCGCGCGATGTCGGCGAACTGCTGCGCCAGGTACTGCACGGCGGCGCGCGCGGCCTGCTGGATGGCCTCGGGCGCATTGCCACCGCTATCGCTCAGGGCACCATCCACGGCCGCGAACAGGGCACGCATGCGGCCATTGATGCGCAGGCTCTGCGTGAACACCTCTTTGAGCAGCACCGCCTCGGCCTTGGTGCGCGCCACGCTGCCGGGCGCGGGGGTGAACTTCTCGCTGCGCGCCAGCTCCAGGGCCTGGGCCTGTTCGTTGATCTTGGCGGCGTTGTCGGCCAGCACGCGGTCTTTGGCGGCGAGCTGATCGCGGGAGGCCTTGAGCGCGGCGCGCAGTTCGTTGCGCGTCATGCCTGCAATGTCGTCGGCATCCAAGCCACGCACTTCGCCGCCTGCGGCCAGCTCTTGCACTTCGTCCGCATCGAGCACCAGCAGCTCGAACAGCTTTGATTGGGTGCCTATGGCTTTGGTCAAATGTGCCGCTGGCGGCACATTTGAGAACTTTGCAGCAGCAAGCGCGAATCGCGCTGCGACATGCCGATCTATACCCAAGACACCCAAGCGAGCAATGAACTCCCCGTGCTCGCAGGCTTCTTTGAGCACGGCCAAGCCGCGCCCCACTTCCAGGCAGGCCTCGACGCTGCGGCGCATGTTGGCGGCAATGTCGCGCTGGATGAGGTCGGCATCCACGCCATCGCCGGGCAACTGGTAGCCCATTTGCAGGGCGACGGCGCGCACGCGGCTGGCGCGCTCATCGAGCAGGGCCACGGCCTGGGCTACGGGGGCCATGTCTAGCGCAGGGGCTACGGGCACGGCGGCAGCCAGGGGTTTGCGCCCGCGTTTTTCTGTGGCATCCAGAATGTCTTGGGTGGCGTGGTCGGTGTGGTCTTTCATGGCGTTCTTTCAGTGTTTTTGGGTTGCAGGGCTTGTGCAGCAAGCGTAGGGCGCTATGGGTTTAGTAGTGGTCTGGGGCTAGGCCTGGTGGGGTGCCGTAGCGGCGCTGGGTGTCGCGCTGGTTTTGCGCGCCCATTTGCAGCCCGGCGGCGTAGCGCAGGCTGATTTGGATGGCGTGGGGTGCCAGGCGCCAGGTCTTGCCGCCCGGGTGCAGCTCGGCCCAGCCTGCGGTGCGCAGGTTGTCGAGGTCGCGCGTCACCAGCGGTGCGGCACTGCCCAGCGCACGGCCAATCTCGGTCGGTGTCAGGCCCTGCAGTTCGTGCCCGGCCAGCAGATCAATGAGCCGCAGCACGCGCTGCTGCGCGGCGTTGGTGTAGTTGGTTGCGCGGGTCATGCATGCACTCCCGATGCAGAAACCACCACCAGTTGACCGGCCTGCGTGAGGCCCACCACGCCGCCCTGCGCTTCGGCCTGGGCGTTGATGGCTTCGATGGCGTCTTCGCGCCAGTGCTCGGCGCAGTCCTCGGCCCAGGACAGGCGGCTGCTCAGGCTTTCGTTCTCGGCCCGCAGGCGCTCGCACTCAGCATCCAGCCGGGAGATTTCCTCGCACAGCAGGTCGTAGGACGCCGCGTTCAGCCGGCGGCGCAGGGCGCGCAATGCGGGTGTCATGCCGACGCCCCTTGAGCTACCCGACGCAGGCGCTTGGGCGCGGCCCACAGGGCGGTCACGGGCTTGCCGATGGCCTGGGCCACGCGCTTCTCCACGCGCTCCGACCGGGCGTGGCCGTGGATGACGTGCGTGACCATCGACCGCGACAGCCCCAGCTCTTGCGCCAGCGCCGTGAGCGTGATGCCCTTGATGCGCAGCGCCGCTTTGATTTCCTCTGGATGCATCTGCTACCCTTTCACTCAACTTGTTTAGGTGTCGGCAGTTCTTGCCGTGTTGAGTGCAACTATAGTGCGGAAATCTGCACTTAGCAATAGAAAGGTGCGGATATTCGCGTGATCGGAGAACGCTTGAAATCTGAGCGCGAACGGCTCGGAATGACCCAGCCTGATTTCGCTGAAGCAGCAGGAGCGAAGAAGCGCACGCTGATCGATTGGGAGAAGGGCGTCTCTTCTCCTACTGCGGTGCAACTTGCTGCGCTCGCAGGCATAGGCGTGGATGCGCTCTACATCCTCACCGGCCAGCGCCAGGGAGGCGCTACTGCCGCACCTGTGACAGCGCCAGCACCATCGCTATCGCGGCGTGCCCAGGCACTGATGGAGAACTACGAGGCCACCAGCGAGGAAGGGAAAAAGATCATCGAAGCCGCAGCCTTTGCGGCAGCGAAACCGGGCACCGCCGCCCGCAAACCGAAGGCCGCGTGAGGCGGCGAATGATTCAGGCTTCGCGTTGCTGTAGGCGCGGGCGTTCACAGGAGGGGAAATGCACAGGAAAACCGTCAAATCACACCGCGAACAGGGCAATGTGTGGCTCATTCTTCTGGCGGTGTTGGCCGCAGTGATTGGCGCTTGGCAATACAGCGAACATCGGTCAGCCAAGGCGCGCGCGGCGGCTGAGGAGCTTCGGCAGGCAGTGGCAGCAGCAGACGCCCTGGAAGCCAAATGGCAGGACGCCGCGAAGGTGGCCTACAGCACTGGGCGCATCGCTTTGTCTGGCCCGGTTGCGACGCTTCAAACCATCCGACGAGAGGCCGAGCAGATGACACCCCCACCATGCCTGGCGCAAGGCAAGGCGGCGCTGGTTGCAAGCATGACGCACACAGTGGATGGGTTCCTAGCGTTCATGCAGAACACCGGCGACGCAGGCAACAGCCTTTCAATGCCAGCCTTCGAGAAGGCGGCGCAGGCCATGAATGAGTACAAGGCCGCTCGTGCAGCGTGTCCCGGTAATAAGGCCACACCAAGCGGCCAATGACGGTCACGTCAAATAAGGTGAGCCCCATGTACGTCCGCTTTTTGCTCGCGGCTGCACTGCTGGCGGCCTCGCCCGCCTGGGCGGTGAACAAGTGCAAGGGGCCGGATGGCAGGGTGGTGTACCAAGACACTCTCTGCACGCCAGAAAGCACCAGCAGGGAAGAGGTGCGAACCTGGGGCAATTCGGGCTATGTGGGGCACAGGCCGCCCCCACCCCCAAAACCCATAGAGCCAAACGCCAAGCTGCAGGGGCCGCCGCAGGCCGCGCCACTGCTGGCCATGTACCAGCGCTGGATTGATGCCGAACGCCTGGCCATGTCAACCAGCCGCATTGCCCTGGCCGTGCCCGCATCTACGCTGCAGGCGATGCGCCGCGAGATTCAAGGCATGCAGGTGGCGGCTTGCCTTGAGGATGCGCGCAAGTCGCTGGAGGAACTGATTCACAAGAGTGCCGAGGCGGTGCTGCAGTTCATGGGCAAGGAGGAGCTGACAGGACTTTTGTACCAGCACATTGAACGAGGCCAGGCGATTCAGAAGTTTGAGCGGGAGATTGCGGCCTTGCGCTGCGAGTAGGCAATGCCAAAGGAGCCCTTATGAGCCCTTCCCGAGACGAATCCCACCTGTACGAACAATTCCAGCTCTGGCTGCACCGCCCCGACGCCGTGCCGCGCAGAGAGGGCGCCGACACTGCCCCTGCAGAGGCCCTGATCGAAGACGCCATGTGGGCCGCGTACCGTGCGGGCTACCGGCAGGCTGCGGCCGATTGCGATGGTGCCCAGCGGCTGGCGGGAGCCTTAAAGAATTGCATAGAGGAGAAAAGATGACCGACAAGAAAACACCACCACCACCTCCTCCTCCTCCTCCGCCGCCGCCGCCTCGGCCAGCACAGGACACGGGCACGGCTGTCTGCACCGAGGATCACTCTGGCAAGACCATCAATTTTTCGCCCCCGCCACCCGCGCCGCCACGGCCGCCTCGCAAATAGGCTTTCTGCCAGAATGCGCCCATGCCCGACACCTGCACTCCAACCGGCGAATACTCCGAGGCCTTGGCTGACGACGTGTGGCAGCAGCGCTGTGCCCTGCTCTACAAGGCGTGGGTGCAGGTGCGTTACCACCGCAGGCGTCAGCGGTTTTTCGATTTGGTGGACAAGGGCAGCAAGGCCGTCACGCTGGTGTTGGGCGCATCGCTGTTTGGCAAGCACTTGGCGTCGCTCAACTGGGTGGCCACGGGCATTTCTGCCGTGGGCCTGATGGCGCTGGTGTTTGGCTATGGCGACCGCAAGCAGCTGCACAAAGAGCTGGCCGAGCAGGCGGCGGGGCTGGCGGCAGTTATTGAGGAGCGCCCGGCACCATGTCTGTCTGTTGAGGATGTGGCTGCTTGGGCCGGGCAGTATGCCCGCTTTTGCGCCAAGGCGCCGCCGCCGCTCAAGACCTTGACCATGCTGTGCGAGCGTGAACAGTCCGCCGCCGATGGGCATGACAAGCATGTGAAAAAGCCTGCCTTCTGGCGGCAGTGGCTGTCGCAGATCAAGGCCTGAGCGGCTCAAAACCGAGATCAGCCAGGGCTTGCCGGCCCTGCGGGGTTTGAGCCAGTAGCTCCAGCAGCTCTTGCGTGGCCGCAGCCAGGGCGCGCTGCCCGTCGGGCAGCAGGGCCAGCGCCAGGGGTGATTTCGTGCGCCAGGCGGGCGTGATGTCGCGCGGGTTTTCGCCTGGCCAATCCGGGGCCAGTTGCAGTACAACCCAGCGCGCAGCCAGGCGCGCCAGGGCGTGCACCATGGCGCTGGTTTCCTGGCGCCGCTCGGCCATGATGGCTTCGGCCTGGTTGATGTCGCGCAGGCGCTGGGCCAGCGCTTCGGGGGTGGGGGTGGGGGTGGGTGCAGGGGTGCTCATGGCGCCATGGTGCAGGCGCACGCAGCCCATCAATAACTAAAACGCTTTACTCACGCCATCTTGCGCGTGCGCGGCATCCTGCCGTGCATGTCGCTCAAACCTCACATTCCCCTTTGGCTGCGCGCTCCGCGCAATAGCCTGTTTCTTCTCCTGGCGGTGCTGCTGCTGGCGTGCATTGCTGCAGTCTCCCCGGTGCAGTTGCCGGTGGTGCTGTACAAGGCTGCGCTGGTGATGTTGGCGGCCGTGATTGGCTACTGGCTGGATCGCGCGCTGTTCCCGTATGCGCGGCCCGATTCGTTCTTGTGGCGCGACTGGCGGCGGGGCTCAGATGAGCAGGAGGGCGATGTGGATTACCCCATCGCCAGCCCTCTCTACATGACTGCCTACTGCGTTGCGCAACTGCGCCGCGCTGCGGTGGTGGGCTGCGTTATTTTCGGCATGGCGGCGGGGTTGTGATGCGGCAGGCGCTCAAGGATTTGGCCGCCGCCGTGGGCCTGGTGCTGGCGTGTGCGCTGCTGTCTTTCGTACTGCCCGCGCGTGCCCAGGTGCCCCAGGCAGCGCAACAGCACCGCGCGCTGCTGGTGCGCACGGCGCATGCCGCATGGGGGCTTGATGCGCCCGTGGCCGTGTTTGCGGCCCAGGTGCATCAAGAGAGCGCCTGGCGCCCTGATGCTGTCTCGCGCGTGGGCGCCCAGGGCCTGGCGCAGTTCATGCCCGCTACCTCGCGCTGGATCGCGGGCATTGATCCTGTACTGGCCGCGCAGCAGCCCTTTAGCCCGGCCTGGGCGCTGCGCGCGCTGGTCACCTACGACCGCTGGCTCTACGACCGCACGCCCGCGCACTACACGCCGCGCGAACGCATGCATGTCGCCCTGCGGGCATACAACGGCGGGCTGGGCCACTGGCAGGCGGAGGCGGCGGCTACCGGGGCCGTGCGGCCCACGCTGGCCCAGGTGGATGCGGCATGCGGCAAGGCCCGGCGCGCGGCCGTGCACTGTGCTGAAAACCTGGGCTATCCCCACCGCATTCTGGACGTGATCCAGCCGCGCTATGCGGCCTGGGGGCCGGGGCTATGACCGGCCGCGCCCTTGTCATCGCGGCCGCCATTCTCGGCGCCATCGCGGGCGTGAAGCTGTGGGAGTCCCACCTCATCGCCAAGGGCGATGCCCAGGGCGCCGCGCGCGTACAGGCCGCCTGGGACGCGCAAGAGGACGCCCGCAGCCAGGCCACCGCCCACGACAACGCCATCAAGTTTCGTAACGCCGAAAGGACCGCCCATGAAGACGCCAAGCGCGAGGCTGCGCGGGCTGCTCGTGACGCTGCTGCTGCCGCTGTTGTGCGCAGCCTGCGCGCCGAGATTGCCCGCCTCAACGCCCGCCCCGATCCCTACCCGGCAGGAGATGCCGGACTTGCCGCCTGCGCTGGCGAAGCCGCCACCGCCCGAGAGCTACTCGGAGAGAGCAGCGGCGCATATCAGCAACTGGCAGAAGAGGCTGACGGGCTCCGCGACCAGGTAATCGGCCTGCAGCAGTTCGCCCGCGACGTATGCCGTACGGGCACGGGAGGCGCCATTGACCGATGAGATCGACCGCGCCCAGGCGCGCGAAGCCGAGCTACTCGCCGATGCCCTGCGCGACCACGCGCGCCGCGCTGGCCTGGTGGGCAAGACGGTGGCCGATTCGGCTGAGTTTTGCCAGGCCTGTGCAGAGGACATCCCCGATGCGCGGCGCCGTGCCGTGCCGGGCGTTCAGTTCTGTGTGGCGTGCCAGTCGCGCCGGGAGAGGAAGGGGAATCTGTGACGGTACAAGCTGATTTTTGGCAATTGGTGGGGTTCGGCGCAGCGCTGCTCAGCGGCTTCGCCGCAATCATCTTCGGCGCGGGAAAGCTCATTGCGGGCCAGTTTGAAAAGCGCATTTCCGAGCGCTTCGAGGCCATGCGGGTTGAGCGGGCGGCCGAGGAAGCCCGCACCAATGAGCGCTTCGATGCCCTGCAGCGCGCCCGCGAGCTGGAGGCCCAGGGCATCACGAATCTGGAGCGTGAGTTCTTGAAGTTCCAGGCTGATCTGCCCCTGCACTACGTGCGCCGCGAGGACTACGTGCGCGGCCAATCCATCGTGGAAGCCAAGCTCGACGGCCTGGCAACCAAGATCGACAACGCGCAGTTGCGCGCATCCATGAAAGACCGAGGGAGCCTATGAGCACCGCTATCGACACCGCCCGTATTCGCCGCGAGAACCTGCGGTGGCTCATCATCCTGACCCTGAACAACGCCCGCCCCATCGGCGCGTATGAAGGCCCCATCCTGTCCGTGGCCCAGTCGGAATACCCGGACGCCACGCCGCTGGAACTGCGGCGCGAGATGGACTACCTGCACGACCGGCAACTGGTGCAGGTGGACAAGCAGCCCTCGGGCCGGTGGTTCGCCGAACTGACCCGCATCGGCGTTGATCTGGCCGAGTACACCATCCCCTGCGAGCCTGGCATTGCCCGGCCCGAGAAGTACTGGTGAGCCATGGGCCGCAAGAGCAGCATTGACCGGCTCGACCCGGAGATCAAGGCGTACATCCAGGCCATGCTGGCTTCGGGCAGCATGACGCTGGATGAGCTGATCGCCGACCTGCAGGGGCGCTTTCCCGCTGCCGCGACGGCGGGCGACTTGCCCAGCCGCTCGGCGGTGGGCCGGTATGGGCAGAAGCTGGAGCGGCGCCTGTCGGCCATCCGCGCCAGTACCGAGGCGGCGAAGCTGATTCAGCAGCATGCGGGCGAC